AAATGGGATAGGTAGGAAACCAGAAGATTGTACTTTTAGGAGCATCAAATATGGTTAATTCAGGAATGTAATAAACATCATTTTGTTCATCATGCTCTGATTCTTCAAAAGTAAATGATGCTTCAACCAATGGACGATTACAAAACTGTTCAAGAGATGCAGAGATGCCATTGATCAGATTTTCCAAATAATCATTATCAACCTCATCTCCGGTCCACATTTGATTAAAATATGTTTTATCTATCAATGCACATCTATGTAATGCCATAATTACACCTTAATTGATTTGAACGAATAATTTATCATCCGGTTTCGGATATACTTCATTCGATTTATTATCATCAAACAATTTTGATTCTGGTGGAATCCATTTCGATTTATCATTAGGATCTACACCACCATTAATGGCTTTTTTATAAGGATCATCAACTGTTTCAATTATTTTTGCAAAACCAATATTTTTATAACGTTCAGCCTGACCATCATCCATTGTAACTACAACTCCACCAAATGTTCTAATCAAATTCGTATTTAACAGTTTTACTCTTTTCATTGTCTCTTTTCCTTGTTTTAAAAAAAGGGGGATACAAACCGGAATCTGTACCCCCCTTCAAATACTTCACCGGCTATCACGGCAAGCCGACAATCAATGGCTATTAGGTAATAGCACTACCAACTTTAGGAGTCCGACCAGTACCATAAGTAGGAGTAAGAATAGTTCCAACCTGAGTAACCGGTCGCCGCTGATTTTCATAGGTCATAAACAGCGCAGACCAAACACAAGCATCAGTACCTACAGTAACATTCAAACGCAGATAACGATTAGGATCAAAAATTTCACACAGATAAAGACCAGCAGTATCAATTTGATCCAAGGTAAGAAAATCTGCATCCCACGTTGTTTGATCAGCAGAGTCCTGTACAATAATATCAATGGTGCCACCCGTACCAACCGAACCAACATCGGCAATCAAAAGAACACGATTGGGAAGTTGTCCTGCTGTCCAAAGATCTACACCATCATCATCAGGTGCATTTGCAGCAGCACCGGCAGCATCAGAAACGGCTTGCTGAAAGAAACCGAATTTGTAATTGTTCAGAATGTCATACATTGATAATTCCTCCATGTTTAAAATTTAATGCAATTCTTACTTATTAATTAATTTCTAATTAAGAAGCGTCAGTCAAAACCGTAAAGGCTTGCGGTACTGCTGCTTGACCATCAATCCGACCAGAGCAACGCAGGGAAGTACGGTTATGTCTGAACCGATAATGACGAGAGGAATCCATGCTGAAATCCTGACGGAAACCAACATAATACCAATTCCAAGCACCAAGAATAAGATCTCCCTGAGTACCCAATGCCGGGATTTTACCATCAGCCAAGAATGCAGGACGACCAAGAATGGTCATATCGTAAGGCTTACTAATATCACTATACATTTCCTGCAATACAAGTTCTTTGGAAGAAGAACTAACGGTTTGTCCACGAAGGGCAGCACGACCAGTTTTGGTAATAAACCAAACAGAAGATGCATCAAACATTGCAGGTAGACGAGCTTCCATATTCAAACAATCTTGTACTTCAATGGTTCCTGCTGTCTGACGATTAACGGTGAGAACATTCGGGTCATTAATAATGCCCAAAGGTTTCTTACCACCAGTTCCCTGCAAGAATTCCTTATCAGTATACCAATACCATGCAGACCGGAAAATACGAGTGAGGTAGTTCATCAGGTTGATTACAGAATCATCCAGAAGCGTATTGGTCAATTCGGTATAACCAGCAAGCTCATGAACGATCATTTCAACCAGACCGAATTCAGGCTGAGTTTCCTGCTTTTCGCCACCTTCCTCTGTCCACTCAAAAGATACACCGGCAAAATGGTCAAAGTTTTCATCCTGAACATCAGGATTCTGAAGCAGTTTCGGAAAAGCCAACTTCTCACCCGCCATCGGCCATACTGTTGCACGACTCCATACCAAAGTATCCTCTGCATCATACATGATCATCAATGCACGGAATTCTTCAGGTACGAGATAACCACCAGCATCATCAACAGATTCGGAAAGCAGTTTGGAAGTAACACCAGATTTGAGATATTTGGCGAAATCATGCGCCCATTGTTTAACATCATCCGATACCATAATCCAAGGATTCTGCTTATTCTTCAAATTGATAACAGAACCTTGTTTGGTGGACAGCATACCCTCAGATATAGATACATTGGGCATACGTTGAATCATATCAGTTGAAGATTGTTTGAAAGGTGACTGAATATCATTTTGAAGATCCTTGACCATATCAGACAGGACACCTTTCACCATGTCACTGAAGTCATCGGTTCCCATAACTTCATTGACCTGACCCTTCAACATCTCAATGAGTTCTTCTTTACCGAGTTTCATTTAAATAACCTCCTGAAAAATAAGTTTTGTTTTAAAACGTAATTAATTAATCAATTCTACCGGAAACACTTTGCAATGCATTCCGTAAACCTTCTTTCAATACTTCCGCTAAAGTATCTTTAACAACTGGTGCCACGTTGGATTTTGATGCTGTCAAAAGACTATCATCAATTTCAATGGTATCATCTGATTGTTTATCCTGATTATCAGGGGATTTAATCAGGGAATCATCCAATTCAAAGAATTCACCATTGTCTTGTGATGTAATCGATTTTCCAGTACCATCATCCGAATTGTTCCCATTATCAGGGATTTGCGTATCATTTGCAACAGTTTTTTCGTTACGCAAATTTGTAATGGTTTCAGTTAATTGATCAATCTGGCTTTTCAAAAGCGAAATCAACGAATTAGATTTTTGCTCATGATAGTCCATGACTGATTCAAATGATTTATTTGATGCAAACGTTTCCACAACCTGATCAACTACATTACCTTCAGAATCTTTAATCACAGTAGTTATTTCAATCGTTTGCTTAATCGGGATTGTAATATCATTATCCTTATTTTGATCCGATACTTTAACATCATCATCATCGTTATCTTTGGATTTCGCATCTGAATCTTTTGCTGCATCTCCATCGGCAGATCTTGAGTCATCCGATGAATCAACATTTGTCGTTTTACTTGCGTCATCGTCCGTTTCCGTAGTTTCCGTAGTTTGAGATCCATCATCAATATCCCCATCAATATCTTTATTTGATAGGGTATCATTACTAACAACAACCGAATTCTCAAACTTCCTAATTTCTCTTTCTTCAGTGTTTTCGTTAAGTACAATACCATCTTTTTCATCCAAACTGATGTCGAAGTACTTAACGGTATAGGTAGTTTGGGCATTCTCCTTTATCCATGCATTTGCAGATTTATCATCAAAAAGCTCATCATCAAAAATATAAGCTACCGGACCATTAATTTTAATATCTTCATCCAATGCAACAGCATTAATAGCAATAATACCTTTATCAACTTCAAACTCTTTTGGTTGACTAAAAACCGCTATATCTGTAATAGGATAAAACAATCCAGTTTTAGTTTGAGCAAATACTTCAGGATAACCCATCTGAATCATATTATCCGGTACATCACCATTCATACCCAATCGAACATTTGCATTGGGATTGGCAGGAACACCAACACAAGAGATCTCCAACAATTCTTGTTTAGTAAATTCACGACCACCATACCAACGATTTTCCTCATCCCTGAAATCAAATTCAATCCCTTGAAAACCAACTGAAAAAGAAGTCAGAAAACCATTTTTGTACTTATTGAAGATTTTCATCGAATCTTCATCATCAGCATCAAATTTCGGAGTAAACAATAAACGTGGACCTTTGCTACTATCTGCCACCCATGTTTTAATAGAACGAGCAACAGGAGGTTGATAGTAGTTATGGGACCAAGGAACAATGGGGCTTTTCTTGAAATTACTCAATTTCCAACCAGATTGACGTACAATATCCTTATCTCTATCTTCATCTTCTGTTGAAGCAACAGCAATGAAAGACTTATTCTTTTCATCAAGCCCTTCAATTTTTACTTCAAGTTGATCAGATACCAGAACATCTTTACCTTCCTGTTGAATAGGAAGTCCTTTTTCTGTTCTTAATTGATAAGCCATTTTTAAATAATCTCCTTAATTCTATTAGTTATAGTACAGTCACAGTAGAAATTTAATGTTTCACCGGGAAAACGAATCTTTAACTGACCAACTTTAAAACTATCTTTTGAGTAAATTGAATCTAATCTACCTTTATGCCCACATTCATTACTGTTAATTATCCATTCAATTTCTTGGTCAGTTTCTTTCAAGATTAACCATTTAGTGTAATTAATTGTCGATTTAAGCATTGCATTGATCAATTTAGAGAGTCGGGGGTTGCTGTTGTGTTGTTCTTCAAAATAAATTGACCAATCTTTCTCTTGCCATTTTGGATCTTTAAATAAGGTTTTAGTATATTCAGATGATGTCTTTTCAGCAATACCGGTAACCCAATCATTTACATCAACTTTTATAAATGTGTTTGGGTTCCATTTCTGCGAATAAACATCAATTGATGCTGAAATACATTCAATGAAGATTTGTTTTAATTCTTTTTCAAGATCATTAGGATCAATATCTTTAATTGTATCTAAAATTAAAACATTCCAAATAGCTCTACTTTTTTCAAGTAGTGAAGAAAACTCTTTTAAGGAGAAATTATCATCAAAGGATCTACCATCAGTGGGATTATCATCTCTATCATCAGATCCATCAGGATTGGTATGCGGTTCCTCATCAGTACGATCATCAGGATCAGCACCATCATTAGGCTGTACAAGTCCAAGTCTATCTTCTACCGGAACTTTTTCAAGCTCATCAAGAAACACATAACTGGTGCCAGTTTTCAATAAAATACGATCACCACCAGTTACTTCAGGAAGTTTATGAATTTTAGTACGAAATTCATTTATTGTCATTGAAGGAACAGTAGATAAATATGATTTACCTTCCTGTAATTCAATTTGACGATCTCTTGGAATTGGATTCTGATGCTTTATTTCTAAACGGGGATCATAAGTAGCACAAACCCCCATTGTCATTTCTTCATCCCACAATGTTAATCGTGGTTGAATTGATTCACGGTTAAAGGATATATCTGAATAAACAGATCCTGCTCTATTTGTATCGGTAGATCCTAATTTACTTGAAGGAACACGATAACAACCTAAAATCTTCTCTTTTGACCAACCAGCAAGATTTAAAAATTCAAAATCCTTATTGGTATAATTCAATGGAATCGGTTTCAATCCAGAATCCAAAACAGCAACTTCATGAAAAGAACCTTTATACTTCTCCATCCATCGTTCTTTTAATTCATCGGCTTTTTCTTGATCAATCTGTGCATCAGTTGATAATGCAAAATCAATTCTTGCACTATTTTTGAAAAAATCTCTTTCATAAACTTCTACATAATTATCAATATCTGATGCATATGCTTGTGATTGAATAGGACTCATACCAGTATATAAATCCACTGGATTAGGATAATTGATAACGATCAATTCTGAATTATCAAATTCAATCCAACCTCCACCAGATTTAAAGAAGTATTTAACCTTGGGATTGACCATATTTCCATCTGATTCCACTTTCAAGAAATCATTCATATTTAACGGCCAAAGTTCCCATACTTGTCCCAATTGATTCTTAGCTTTATAAATAATGGTCATCCCACATAGATCTAATTGCAATTGGCAAAAACTTTTAATAAATCTGAATGACATTAGATCATTGGGATTTACAAATGGTTTAGTGAATACACGATATCCCTTATTAGTAGTATTTAATTCTTCTCCGGTATCCTTATTATAAAATCCATAAGGTAAAGAAGAAAGGCGATCAGAAATAAGAGAAACACATGAATACACCCAAGATCGATAGCTCTCCAATTGAGTTTTAGGATTTGTTTTTAATGCAACTGCACCGGCTGAACCTTCCCGCCTAATCATCGTATCCAGTTGCGTCCACGTCTTGTTAAAGCCTTTCCATTTGAATTCAATTGGTCCGATACGCATTAAAATTCTCCTTGTTCGTTAATTTTGAACCTGTGTTCTTTTAACGAATATTAATAAATATTAGGTCCGTCAGCACCACGCAAAAACAATTTTGCGCCTTCTCTGGCGAACCAAAAGCTCATTACAATATCGGTAGTTTCATAAAATGGATGATTTGAAAATTCATAAAATGCCCTCATCCAAGGATCATTAATATCATCTTCACCAAGTTGAGGTTCATGATTAAAACAAAACATCCATTCTTGATTATCGAACTCTTTTTCAATGGAGGGCAAACCGTGAAGTGGATCAGCTTTATTCTTTCCAGTTTGAAACCCTTCTATTTTGATTCCATACTTCTTAAACTTGTCTTGACCTAACATTGAAATCAGCATGTCAATGATTGAATCCTGCACACCATTGTTTTCTGCCATGAATAGATCAACACCATATTTACGAAAGTACTTAACCATATAAAAAGGCAAATCCTGTGTACCCCGTAACATTTGAATTTCAAGGGGTAGCTTCAATCCCGTTTTCTTATGCACTCCCATTACAGTGAGTACAGTACCGGGACGTTTCAAACTGGCAAAGTCAATGCCACCAATGAAAAGCCAATTACGCTCATCATCAATTATTTGTTCTGGCTTTAATCCAAAATGGCAGCATTTTCTAAAGGAAGGAAAGGATTTGTCTGAATCAGTATAAGGAATCAATCGATAACCACGATCAAAATCCCTTTGTCCTAATTCATGAAGTTTGGTGGTGAGATCATCGTGATTAAATAAAGACCATATAGGCAAATGTTTGTGTCTACCAAATGAATCTTTATAAACTAATGTGTCTAATGTTTCATTAACTGCAATAGACATCCAAGACCAAATGGGATTACGCATGAGTACACCAGCTAAATCATTCTCATGCCATTTATTCATCATCACCATTACTTGTGAATCTTGAGGAATTAAACGAGTCAACCAGATGTTCTTGAATGTATCTTCTATCTTCTGACGTGTGGTAGGTTCAAGTACTGCGGTTTTTAGATCTTGTGGATCATCAAATACGATTAGATTAGCACGACCACCAATTGCTGTTGATAAAACACCATATGCTTCTACGGTGCCATCCTTAGACATTGCAGTACGTTTAACAATAAATCGTTGTGATCCCCAAATAGCTGTAGGTAATAGGTGTGGAGCTATGCGATGAAGATCATCATCTTTTGTTATATAATCACGTATTGCTCTACAACGTTTTACTGCTTCAGTTTCGGATACATGCACGATTTTACATAGCAGATTTGGATTTTTTGCAATTTCATGCATTACCCATCCGGTACACATCTGTTCAGTCTTACCATGACCAAATGCACCAAGTATGAGAAATTTGGTATAACCTTTTGATTGAGAAAAACGAACAAACCGATGCATGATATTATGCACCGGTTCATTAGTTACGTTTTTACCTCTGGAATCTTTTAAAAACTTCTGCGTGAAGAATTCAGACTTCTTATCAATGAGATCTTCTTGTTTAAGATCAATACCATCAAGAATGCCTGAAATACCTCCATTAATGAAGGAGTGTACATCCCTATCAATAACCGATTTGTGCATTTATTAATTACCTTCCAGTTCAATAAGATTGGCATCTTGTTGTTGAATTTCCATAAGTTCTGCTTCAACATTAGCACTCCGCAACTTCTGCATGATAATTTGACGAATGTGAGGATCAAGCCCATTAATAACACCAAGAATAACCTTCTGGAAGGATTGAAATTTAAACTCGTATTGATGTTTAACCGTATCTTTTTTGGCATACTTTTCAGGAAATTTACGTTCAAGCATCCACGCCGATGCTTGCCATGCTCCCATTTTCCCTGCTTCAGCGATATTATTGATATGTGTTTTTTCACAATCAGCAGCACAATATTCAATTAATTGCTCAAATTCAATATCAGATCTTAATAGACCTAATTGATATTCGGAAACATTGCACAATTTAGCAGCATCTTTAATATCCAAACCCTGCTTCATATACATGGCAAGTTTTGCTTTAGTGAGAA